CGCAATGCTAAAACCAGTTCCAACTAATCGGGAGCGGGACACAAGAGATCTTATGTCCCAAACTAAATTCTACGAAGGCTATTCCAGATGGGATGATAATAAAAACCGATATGAGATGTGGGACGAATCAGTATCACGCGTAATGGACATGCACCGCGAATTCTATGCGGATAAAATGACACCAGAATTACAATTATTAATAGATGAAGCTGAGTCATCATATAAACTCAAGTATGCATTAGGTGCACAGCGTGCATTACAGTTTGGCGGTGATCAGTTACTAAAACACATGATGAGAATGTACAACTGTACCTCTACCTACGCAGACCGCCCTAGGTTCTTCTCAGAGCTGTTTTACGTGCTTCTATGCGGTGCTGGAGCGGGTTTCTCTGTTCAGTACCATCACGCTGACAAGATGCCGGATATCAATGATCGTAAGAAACAAGCTAAAGGTTGGGTAGTAGAAGATTCAGTAGAGGGTTGGGCAGATGCACTGGGTGCATTGATGTCTTCTTACTTTGCTACAGATCAACAATTCCCAGAGATGGCTGGCAGAAAGATTTACTTTGACCTCAATCAAGTACGTCCTAAAGGCGCTATGATCAATGGTGGATTCAAAGCGCCAGGTCCAGAACCACTACGTCGAGCATTAGACAAGATTGAACATTTGATTCAGTCTCGTGTACTAAAAGGTGAAACACGTCTTCGGCCAATTGATATCTATGACATTGCTATGCATGCATCTGATGCTGTACTAGCTGGTGGTGTTCGTCGTTCTGCTACAATTTGTTTGTTCTCAGCTGACGATAAAGATATGTTAACAGCCAAGACTGGTAATTGGTTTGTTGATAACCCACAACGCGGTCGATCTAATAACTCGGCTGTGATTGTTCGCGATGAAATCAAACGTGATGACTTTAAAGAGATTATGACCTCTATTAAAGAGTTTGGAGAACCAGGTTTCTTCTTTGTTGATGACAAAGACATCACAACTAACCCTTGTGTTGAGATTGGTATGTTCCCACAAATTGACGGAGAGTCAGGATGGCAGGGATGTAACCTTACAGAAATTAATGGTTCTAAATGTACATCAAAAGAAGAGTTCTTTAAAGCATGCCGCGCAGGTGCTATTATGGGTACACTGCAGGCTGGCTATACAGACTTTAAATATCTAACAGAAACATCAAAGAAAATCTTTGAACGCGAAGCGTTGTTAGGCGTATCTGTAACCGGTTGGATGAACAACCCAGATGTGTTGCTTGATGCTGAGGTTCAGAGGGAAGGAGCAGAAATTGTTAAACAAGTTAATAAAACCGTTGCGGGGCTTATCGGAATTAATGCGGCGGCTAGAACAACGTGTGTTAAGCCTTCTGGAAATGCTTCCGTACTTCTCCAGACGGCGTCTGGTATACATGGTGAGCATTCTCCTCGTTATCTACGTCATATACAGTTAAACAAAGACACAGAGGTAGCCCAGCTGATCGCAAAGACTAATCCATATATGGTAGAAGAGTCGGTGTGGTCAGCTAATGGCACAGACTATTGTATTGGCTTTCCTGTTATCTCACCTGAGAATTCTTTGTACCGCGAAGACCTTTATGCAACAGACTTGTTGAAAAAGGTGTCGTTGGTACAGAACAATTGGGTAGAAGCAGGAACCAATCATGAGTTGTGTGCTAATCCAAAGACACGTCATAACGTATCTAATACTGTAACTGTTATGCCACATCAGTGGACACAGGTAGAAGACTATGTGTATGACAACCGTCATAGCTTTGCTGGGATTAGTTTCCTAGCTGGATCGGGCGATAAAGACTTTGCCCAAGCTCCAATGACTGAAGTTCTTACTGAACAACAAATTGTAGCCAAGTATGGTAAAGCAGCATTGTTTGCATCTGGATTGATTGTAGACACTCGTAAGCAAGGCTTCCGTGACTTATGGGAAGCAACTATGGTAGCTCAGACTCCACCAGAGTATCAAGGTGAAGTTTCTGATATACGTGCTGAGTGGATCCGTCGATTCAACAAGTTTGCTGACAACTACTTTATGAATGATCTCAAAGAAGCAGAGTATTGCCTCAAGGATGTATTCTTACTTCACAAGTGGACAAAGATCCAACAGAACATTAATTCTATTGACTTTGTTGACGAACTGGATGAGAAGAGATTCACAGAGATTGATACAATGGGTGCAGTAGCATGTCAAGGTGGTGCATGTGAAATTACTTTTTAAAAGTTTACATTACCTATATACTTTCAGATACCATTTGTGTATATAGGAGAGATAATACATGGAAGAAGAATATTGGACTGAGTGCGTAGCTTGTGATACCGAAACCCAAGTTATTGTTTATGATATAGATGAAGTCCCTCAATATTGTTCAATGTGTGGATATCCAACTAAGTATCAACTGCTTGAAGATGACGACTAAATAGGCCTCGAAGGGGGCCTACTTTACTATGTGGTATTACAACGATCAAGCGTTTGAAGAAACACCTGAAGAGTATCAAGGATTTGTCTATATGATAACTGAGATCGATACTAACAAGAAATATATTGGCAAGAAGTTCTTTTGGAAGCCAAAGATCCTACCCAAAACAAAAACACGTAAGAGACGCGTTAAAACGCGCATAGAAAGCGATTGGCGGAAGTACTACGGTTCTTCTACCGCAGTGCAACAACTTGTAGAGAAAAAAGGTGTTGACAACTATCGTAGAGATGTGCTATACTTATGCAGAACTAAAGGTGAG